GCCTTTTTTATTTCCCCTCATAACTGAGAGGACCCACATAACCAGAGGGGGATGAATGTCCGAACCTGTATCCAGTGCGACAGTGTTGGCTGGTGGATTAATGGGGGCCAGTGTATTCGGTCTGGCGACCGGAACCGATTATGGTGTGGTATTCGGTGCTTTTGCCGGCGCGGTGTTTTATGTCGCCACGGCAACCAACATCGGACGGATCAGGCTGGTCGCTTATTTTATTACATCATTTATTGTGGGAGTGCTTGGCGCCGGGTTGATAGGTACTAAGCTTGCGGCAATAACGCATTATGAAAAACCACTGGATGCACTTGGCGCAGTAATTATTTCTGCAATGTGTATAAAGTTTCTCACTTTTCTCAACAGTCAGGATCTGAACACTCTGTTCAGTATTCTCTCCCGTATCAGGGGAGGGGGATCAGATGGTAGCAAATGACCCTTCTGCAGTTCTGAATGCCGTAATTTGTGGGGTGATAGTCATCGTTTTGATGTTTTACCGACGCGGTGATGCGACACACCGCCCCCTGATTTCGTTACTGGCCTATGTCATGGTGCTGGTGTATGCCAGCGTCCCTTTCCGGTTTGTTTTTGGTTTATATGAATCATCCCACTGGCTGGTGGTGATGGTGAATATCCTTATCTGCGCCGCTGTGCTGTGGGCTCGCGGTAATGTGGCACGCTTGGTTGATCATCTGAGGCAATAATGAACCAATCACAATTTCAGCAGGCGGCTGGTATTAGCGCCGGGCTTTCTGCGCGCTGGTTTCCACACATTGATGCGGCAATGAGCGAATTCGGTATTACTGCTCCACTCGATCAGGCCATGTTTATTGCACAAGCGGGACATGAATCAGCAGGATTTACTGTTCTGAAGGAAAGCTTCAATTATTCGGTGGAGGCGCTGAAAAAGACGTTTGGTAAACGCCTTACGCCTTATCAGTGCGAAATGCTGGGGCGTATTGATGGTCGTCAGGTTGCCCACCAACCACAAATAGCCAATCTGGTTTATGGCGGCCGCATGGGTAACAAAGACGCCGGAGATGGCTGGAGGTATCGCGGGCGTGGGCTTATCCAGATTACTGGGCTGGAGAATTACACCAGATGTGGTGTTGCCTTGAAACTGGATCTGGTGGCGAATCCGGGACAGCTTGAGCTGGAACGTCATGCAGCCCGATCCGCAGCGTGGTTTTTCGCCACCAAAGGATGCTTGAAATACTCCGGCGACTTGGTACGTGTTACGCAGGTCATCAACGGAGGGCTGAACGGTATTGGTGATCGGCGGGAGCGCTTTGAAAAAGCAAAATCGGTGCTGGTATGAATCTGTTACCTGTATTGCTGAAAAAATACTGGTTGCAACTCTCAGTGACTTTGCTGATTGCTGCACTTGCATGGGCAACAGAGCATTACCGCGACAACGCCATTCAGTATAAGTCGCAGCGCGATACCGCCAGCCGTAGTCTGAAGCTGGCGAACGAGGCAATTACCGACATGACGAATCGCCAGCGTGACGTTGCCGCCCTCGATGAAAAATACACAAAGGAACTCGCCGATGCGAAAGCTAAAAATGATGCTTTGCGCGATGATGTCGCCGCTGGCCGTCGTCGCCTGCTCGTCAACGCCACCTGTCCCGCAGTGCCGGCAGGTAAATCCACCTCCGCCGCCCGCGTGGATAATGCAGCCCGCCCCAGACTGGCAGACTCCGCTCAACGGGATTATTTCACCCTCAAAGAGCGAGTGACAACAATGCAAAAGCAACTGGAAGGGGCGCAGGACTATATCAGAACACAGTGCCTGGCTCAGTAGCCATACACAGGACAATCAATATGACCAAGAAGCTGAAAGCAAAGCATGAGGTGTTTTGCCGCGAGTTTCTTGTCGATCTGAATGCCACTCAAGCCGCTATCCGTGCAGGATACGCCGCTAAGCGAGCGCATGTTACAGGGGCTGAGCTTTACGGCAAACCTGAAATACGCGCCCGCATCAACGAGCTAAAGCAGGAGCGTATCGACCAGTTGGGCATCGACGCGAATTATGTGCTGATGCGGCTGGTGGAGATCGACAAGCTCGATGTGGCCGATATTCTCGAAGACGATTTGAGCGTTAAGCCACTCTCTGAGTGGCCGGAATCGTGGCGTCGGTACCTTAGCGGATTCAACCTGGCCGAAATGTTCGAGGGGCGCGGGGATGACCGCGAGATGGTGGGTATTCTTAAAAAGATTAAGTGGCCCGACAAGGTTAAAAACCTTGAGTTGTTGGGGCGCCATGTCGCTATTCAGGCGTTTAAAGACAACGTGAAAAATGAACTAACTGGCCCGGATGGTACGCCAATCCGAACCGAGGTTACCAATTTAACGCCTGAGCAAGCTGCGGAGGCGTATCAAAAGATGATGGGTTAGCTATGCCTTTACCGTTCCCCTTTGACTTCAAAAATCCTGATTACCAGATGGTTTTTGAATGGCGAATGGAGCGTTTGCTGCGTATTCGCCAGCATCCTGAGATGCTGCCCGCGTTGAAGCAGTTTTATCGTACTAACCCGGCTCAGTTCATCATCGACTGGGGCATGACGACGGACCCGCGTAATATCGATTATGGCCTGCCGGTCACCATCCCTTTTCTGCTATTCCCGAAACAGGAAGAGTGGATTCACTGGATTATGGAACGCTGGGGCAAGCGGGAGAACGGTATCACCGAAAAATCCCGTGAAATGGGGCTGAGCTGGACGGCGATCGGGATGGCCTGTTCGCTTTGCCTGTTTAACAAAGAGATGGTCATCGGCTTCGGTTCCCGTAAAGAGGAATATGTCGACAGTACTGGTGACCCTAAGGCGCTGTTCTGGAAGGCGCGCAAGTTTGTAGAGACGTTGCCCGTCGAGTTTCGTGGGTCGTGGAATGAGAAGAAGCATGCACCGTACATGCGTGTTGAATTTCCTGAGACAGGCGCGGTCATCAAGGGCGAGGCTGGTGACAATATTGGACGTGGTGACCGAACCACACTCTATCTGGTGGATGAGGCTGCATTTCTGCAACGCCCGCTACTGATTGATGCGGCGTTATCGCAAACCACCCGTTGCCGTATTGACCTGAGTTCGGTCAACGGCATGGCGAACCCTTTTGCGCAGAAACGACACGGCGGAAAGATACCGGTATTCACATTCCACTGGAGCAGCGACCCCCGTAAGGATGATGAATGGTATCGCAGGGAATGCGAGAAAATCGACAATCCGGTGGTAGTGGCGCAGGAGCTTGACCTGAACTACAGCGCATCAGCGGAAGGTGTCCTGATCCCCTCAGACTGGGTACAGGCTGCTGTTGATGCACATATCAGGCTGGGCATCCAGCCAACTGGCAAACGACTGGGGGCGATGGACGTCGCCGACGAAGGTCGGGACAAAAACGCCTTTTCAACCCGTCACGGTTTCCTTCTGAAGAATGTGCGGGAATGGTCCGGCGTGGGGAGCGACATTTACCAGTCTGTTGAGAAGGTCTTCGGCTTTTGTGAACAGGATAATCTCGAAGAGTTTCGCTTCGACGAGGACGGTCTGGGGGCTGGCGTTCGCGGCGATGCGCGTGCCATTAACGAATTACGCAAAGCCGCCCGCAGGCCCCCAATACTTGCCACACCGTTTCGTGGTAGCGGCGCGGTATTCGATCCTGATGACGAAGCCGTACGGGGCGACAATGGGCAGGCTGCACGCCTGAACAAGGATTTCTTCGCCAACGCCAAGGCACAGAGCTGGTGGTACTTACGCAAGCTCTTCCGGAATACCTACCGCGCCGTTGTTGAAGGTATGGCCTACAACCCGGACGAAATTATCTCCATCAGCAGCACGATGGAGAGCAAAGACAAACTCATCATCGAGCTTTCGCAGCCAACCTACTCCATTAACGGCGTGGGGAAAATCGTTGTGGATAAACAGCCTGACGGCACCAGGTCGCCGAACCTCGCCGACTCGGTGATGATCAGCTACGCGCCAATGAATTCAGCCCTCAACATCTGGGAGCTGCTAGGGAGACAGGCCTGATGGCACGAAACAAACAAGCCTCGCGACGAACGGTACAGGCCACTGCCGACGGCTACGAGAACTTTGTCGCCCGCGTGGGGATGCAGACGCCTAACCAGCACTCCGCATCGACCTACAGGGCGAACTTCACCAGCCGCAACCGTATGCTGGTGGAATGGTCCTATCGCTCATCCTGGCTCATCGGTGAAGCGGTAGATGCTATCCCCGACGACATGACCCGCAAAGGCATTCGCATCACTTCTGAGATTGACGCAAAAGACCGTGGCACTCTCGAAGCGCAACTGGATCAGTTGCAAATCTGGGATGCGCTGAACGACGTACTGAAATGGTCTCGTCTCTACGGCGGCGCGGTGGGCTTCATCATGATAGAAGGTCAGGCGCCCATGACCCCGTTACGGCTCGAAACCATTGGTGAAGGCAAGTTTAAGGGTATTCTTCCGCTTGACCGCTGGATGATTAACCCGGTACTGACCCGCCGCATTAAAGAAATGGGGCCGAATCTCGGCAAGCCTGAGCTTTATGATGTGGTGACCACCGCAACGGGCATCCCCGCCTGGCGTATTCACCATAGCCGCCTGATTCGCTTCGATGGGGTGACGCTGCCATTCCAGCAGAAGATGACCGAGAACGAATGGGGAATGTCGGTTGTAGAGCGTATCTGGGATCGGCTTACTGCGTTCGACAGCGCCACTGTCGGTGCGGCGCAGCTGGTCTACAAAGCGCATCTGCGGACCTACAAAGTGGAAAAACTCCGTGAGCTTATTGCACTGGGCGGCCCGGCATTCGAGGCGTTGCTGAAAAACATTGATCTGATCCGCCAGTTTCAGAGCAATGAAGGCATGACGCTAATGGATGCCAAGGATACCTTCGAAACCCACCAGTACAGTTTCAGCGGTCTGGATGACATTCTTTCGCAGTTCGCCGAGCAGATTAGCGGTGCTGTTGGCATTCCATTGGTGCGCCTCTTCGGGCAGTCCCCTAAAGGTTTCTCAACGGGTGACGCAGACCTTGCCAACTATTATGACCGGGTCAGTTCATTGCAGGAGCGCCGCTTACGCCTGCCAGTGCGCCGGGTGCTGGACATTATGCATCGTTCGGAGCTCGGTAAGCCGCTGCCGGACGATTTCACGTTTGAGTTTAACCCGCTATGGCAGATGTCAGATGTGGACCGCTCAACGGTGGCTGTGAATACCACCACGGCGATTGTCAATGCGCTGGATGCAGGGCTGATGACAACCAAAGCCGCTATGACCGACCTGCGTGAAAACTCCGATGTTACTGGCATCGGCGCATCCATTATCGACGAGGATATCGAGAATGCCGAAGACGAAGCGCCGCCCGACATCGGCGAACTTGTCGACAAACCGCCAGAGCCGACAGGCGGAGATCCGATATCGAACGAGCCTACGGCAGATAGCGCGGGCGGTCGGGGATATCGTAAAAGGGCACTACGATGGTTCAAATGATAGCGTCACCGAAATCATGGAAGCCCTGGAGCGCTACAGCGAAATTATAACGCCGTGGGCGACGAAGGTTGCTGTGAACTTTACCGCCGACATTGCGCGCCAGAATGAAAAGCAGTGGCGTCAGCACAGCCGGAACATCAGCGCAGAGCTGCGCAACATGGTCGACCGCGCCCCGGTAGGTCAGGTGATGCAGTCCATCATCGCGCAGCAGGTCAGGTACATCAAATCGCTACCCCTTGAAGCTGCTGACAGGGTGTACAACATCCAGAACAAGGCTATTGAGGCTGTTGTGACTGGCGGACGGGCTGAGCCATTCGCGAAAGAGATAGCAGCGTCCGGTGACGTGTCACGCTCACGAGCGAATCTTATCGCCCGTACCGAGCTTGGACGTGCAACCGGCGCGCTTGATCAGGCGCGTGCGCTGTCAATCGGCTCGAATGGTTATATCTGGCGTACAGCCGAAGATGGCGACGTTCGGCATTCTCATCGGGAGATGGAAGGGAAGTTTGTCGAATGGGGACGACCTCCAACGCTTGACGGCATGACCGGTCACGCTGGCGAGCTCCCGAACTGCCGCTGTTATAAAGAGATCGTCTTCCCCAACCCTCATTCTTATCTCGCCTGAATCGCAGGTAAAACATGAAATATTTTTTCAATACCCGGCTGGGGGAAACCCGCTATCAGCTGGCTGACGGCTCCCTGCTGTGTAAAGACGTGCCGATAGGTCGAACGGGTAAGCAGCTTTACGGCGCTGCTGATCTGCCAAACCTCAAGCCTGACAAGTTCGGTGAGATAGTCGTAACGCGCTCTCCTGAGCAGGTATTCCATCCGGCCACGCTCGCCTCATTTGAAGGGATGAGCATCACGATCCTGCATCCTGAAGATGAAAACGGGAATGTGCGGCTGGTGAATCCCGAAAACTGGAAAGAGCTTGCTGTCGGGCATCTTCAGAACGTTCGACGCGGGACCGGAGACCAGTCTGATTTGATGCTGGCTGACCTTATAGTCAAAGACGAAAGCGCCATTCAGCTAATCGAGGATGGTCTGCGCGAAGTGTCGTGTGGTTATGACGCGGAGTACGAGCAGACCGAACCGGGTAAGGCCGAGCAGGTAGAAATTACAGGTAACCATGTGGCTCTTGTCCCCAAAGGCAGAGCCGGAAATCGTTGTGCAATTGGAGACAGAGACACAATGGCAAATCAAAAGAAAAGCTGGTGGACCCGCATGCGCACGGCCATCAAAACAGGTGACTCGGACACCATGAACGAACTACTGGACTCAGCGCCAGCGGCTGTAACGGGTGATGAAGGTGATCTGCCTGGCGGCGTTAATCTCAACATTAACCTTTCACCGCAACAGCCATTGCCGGACAAAAAGCCGGAGATGGGCGGAGATGTGACCGGCGACGGCGAGGACGATATCAAAACCCTGCTCAAGGCCCTGCTGGCTAAGCTGGAAGGAACGGCAACGGGCGATAATGCTGACACCCCTGATGATAAAGATAAGAAAGACCCGACCGGCGACGGCGAGGACAACGAAGAGGAAACCACGATTACTGGTGATTCTGCCTATCGCGCTGAAGTCATTATCCCGGGTATCGATCTGAGCCGTAAGGTGAAACCGACCGCATTTAAACGTGATGTGCTGGCGGCAGCAGACAAAACACTGGTTCGCCAGGTTGTCGGTGACGCTGGTATCCGCAAATTACCTAAACAATCGGTTGATATGGCGTTTAACGCCGTATCTGAGATTGCAAAAGGGAGAAACACCCGCAGCACCACGGGCGATGCACAACGTCCAGGCATGGGCATGACCAGCATCGCTTCCCTGAACAAACAAAACGCCGACTTCTGGTCTAACCGCAAAGGATAATCCAATGACTGCATATCTGTACCGGATGCCTGTTGGCATTGCCGGGGCTATCTCTCGCCCGCAGGACTTAACCGTCGAACCGGTGATCCTTAAATCCGATAACGCCTTCGCAGCGTATGGTCTGGCTGGCAAATACGACGCTGACGGCTTTTTCGTGCCGCTGGCGGAGGGTGACACCGTCGACAAGGTGAAGGGTATCTACGTTCGTCCGTATCCGACCACATCGCAACCAGACATGGTTCGCCAGGTGGGTACTGATAAGAATTTCCCGGGCGACGCCATGAAGCGTGGGTACATGACGGTAAACGTGGGTGCTGATGCTTCGTCCGTTAAAAAAGGGGGCGTGGTGTACATCGTGGTATCAGCCGATGCTTCCATCCCGGTTCCACTTGGCGGGATCACGGCGGCAGAGGGGACAGGCAAAACAGCCGCGTTACCTGATGCTTTTTTTACGGGGGCCGGTGACGCTAACGGCAACGCAGAAATCTCCTGGAAGATTTAAGGAACAGACGAATGATTACTTTTGATCAGGCAACCGTTGATAGCTCCGGTGCCTTTCTCATCGGGGAGCTGGAGCGACTCGACCAGGGGCTGAATCTGCCACTGGTGGGTTATACCTGGACACGTGATATCCAGTTGCGCGAAGACGTCTCTATCGCAGATGACATTTCCAGCTGGACGAATACCAGTTTTGGCGTGGCGGGTTCTGGCGCTAATCCGAATGGTAAAAACTGGGTAGGCAAAGATTCAACTGCCATTGCTGGCGTTAATGTTGATATCAGTAAAGACGGCAATCCGCTGAACCTTTGGGGGATGGAGCTGGGATGGACTGTTGTTGAGCTGGCTGCGGCACAGCAGGTAGGCCGTCCGATCGACACTCAGAAGTACGACGGGATGCAGCTTAAATGGCAGATGGATAACGACGAACAGGTTTACGTCGGAGACGAAGCGCTTGGTTTGAAAGGTCTGACTAATCTCGTTGGTGTGACGCTGAACAACGCAACGAAGACCTGGGCTAACTCCACCAACGATGAGATCCTCGACAGCGTAAACAGCATTCTGTCGAATGCCTGGGCAGCATCCGGTTATTCCGTCGTGCCTTCTGATCTGCGCATTCCGCCAGAGCAGTATTCATTGCTGGCGAGCCGTAAGGTTTCCGAAGCGGGTAACCAGTCACTGCTGACCTATCTGGCTGTGAACACTATCGCTTTCCACCAGAACGGCGTTCCGCTGGAAATCAAAGCGGTAAAATGGCTGAAAGGGCGCGGGGTTGGCGGTAAAGACCGTATGGTCGCCTACACCAACGATAAGAAATACGTCCGCTATCCACTGGTTCCGCTGCAAAGCGTTCCTGTTCAGTATCGTGGTCTGTACCAGATTGCGACCTACTACGGCAAGCTCGGTGCGGTTGAGCCAGTGTACAAAGAAACCCTGTCCTACGTGGACGGTATCTGATAACCAGAATGGCCCCGAAAGGGGCCAGAAGGAAACTAAAAATGGCGAAAGAAAAGCTGGTTACCATCCATGTTCACACCCCGTTTACGCTGACGCTCGGCGATCAGTCAAAACAGGAGTTTGGCCGGGGACGGCATAACGTACCAGAAGAGGTCGCGTCGCACTGGTTTACCCGGGCGCACGCTGAGCTTTCCGAAAGCGGATCGAATGAAACTGATGACCAGCAACCCGTTATTGACAGCCTTCAGGCGCAGATTGCCGATAAAGATAAACTGATTGCCGATCTGAAAGACGCTCTGCTCAAGCTGCAGGAGCAGAACGACAGCCTGCAGGCGCAGATTACTTCCGCCCGGACTGGCGGTAATGGGGCGAAAGATGCCAAAGAATCAAAGCCTGCCAACAGTAAGTGATTTTCGCCGCGACTTCCCGCAGTTTGCTGACCCGGCAAAATATCCCGACGTCCAAATCGAGTTCCGTCTAAATCTGGCCGATGAACTACTGAGCGAAAACGTCACCGGCAAAAAGTTGTTTCCGTACTTTGCCGAGTTGTTCGTTGCGCACTATATGACGCTCTGGGCGGCAGATAGCCGGGCGATGCTGGTTGGCGGTCCGGGCGGTTCAACCAATGGTGTTCAGTCCTCCAAGTCCGTTGACAAGGTAAGCGTCAGCTATGACACCAGCGCGACGCTAAACCCTGACGCAGGCTTCTGGAATAACACCCGGTATGGCGCTGAATTTTATCAGCTGATCACGATGTTCGGTGCAGGGGGACGCCAGCTATGAGTTTCAAAAGCGGTGTAACAACGAGGGTTGATAACGCTCAGGCAATACTGGATGCGCTAAAGTCGCTAACCAAAAAGGATGTGCTGGTCGGTATACCTGCGGAAGACAGCGATCGGGATGATGTGTCGTTCGGTAATGCCGGGATTGGGTATATCAACGAATACGGTTCACCTGCACAAAACATCCCACCACGTCCGCATCTTGTACCCGGCGTTAAATCAGTTGAAGACCAGACGATGCCACAGCTTAAAGCTGCGGCACAGGCTGCGCTTGATGGTAATGCGGCGGGAGCGGAAAGAGCACTCAACCGCGCAGGTACAGTGGCTGCAAGAGGGGTGAAAAATCACATCAAAGCTGCCAATTTTACTCCGCTTGCAGATAGCACAGTTGAAGCGCGTGCGCGCCGTGGGCGTAAAGGTGCGAAAGCGGAACTTGCGCGGCGTGCTGCTGGTGAATCTCCGGGCACCACTTTGGCTAAGCCTCTTTACGATACTGGCAAATATCTCGCCTCAATAACCCATGTAGTGAGGGATAAAGATGCCGATTCTTGATGTAACCGATGTTCTTTTCGACCCGGATTTTTGTGACTTCAACCTTTGGGTAACGCGTCGGGTACAGACAGTGGACGAAGACGGGATTGGTAGCGACAGCGAAGTTAAAACGCAGTTTGCCGGAGTTGTTACCATTGACCGTTCACTGGAAAACCGCCGCATGCAGTCCGGGCAGGTTATCAGTGGAGCAATCCTTATCGTGGCGACTGAGCGACTCACGCAGGGGCAGACTGGCCGTGATGCCGATATCGTGACGTATCAGAACCGTGATTATCGTGTGACATTCGTCGACCCGTACACCGCATATGGCGCCGGCTTTGTACAGGCGCATTGCGAGCTGCTGCCGTTCGATGGAGGATTTCCCGTTGAGCAATAATTCCAGTACGGAGCCGGGATGGCTTACACCTGTCAGCGGCGACCCGGATTATGACGAGGCGCTCGACAGGCTGTTAAGCCAGTGGGTACGCAACGTTTCCGGTTTGCCGACTGGAATGGTTCGCCCCCGATGGCAGAAAGATCAACCGCCACTGCTGCCAGTTGAAACGAACTGGTGCGCATTTGGCATCATCGAATGGCCCATTGATGATAATCCAGCATTCATCAGGCAAGCAGACTCCGGAACAGAGCTATGGAGACACGAAACATTTGTCGCAATGGCATCATTTTACGGTCCTTCAGGAATGAAGTTTGCCTCTATTTTCCGCGATGGGATATCTGTTGAGCAGAATAACTCCGAACTAAATCGGATGGGGCTGACATTAGGCGATGTCAGTTCCATTACCCCCTTTCCTGAACTTATCAACCAGCAGTGGCTACGCCGTTATGACATCACGGTGAAGATACGCCGCAAAGTCACGCGCACATACAACATTAAATCTATCGTCGACGGTAATGTCGCGATCTCAACCGGAGATTGATCATGGCGAAAGGCTTGCCTTTAAACCGCGTCACCAACGTAACCGTGACGCTTTCTGCCAGAGCTGCGCAGGGCCGAAATTTCGGTTCGATGCTGATTCTGGGTAATTCCACTGTTATTCCTATCACCGAGCGTCTGCGCCTGTATTCCGATCCGGCAGATATCGGGGATGATTTCGGCGTCGACAGTGAGGAATACAAAGCAGCTGTAGTCTGGTTCTCCCAGTCTCCGCGTCCGACGCAACTGTATGTTGGTCGCTGGATTGATAGCCTCACTTCGGCTGAATCTGGCCCTACTGAAACTCTGCTGCAGGCGGTTAACGCGTTGCTGGATTACAACTCCTGGTATGGTCTGCATCTGGCCGTTCCGGTGGCTGACTATCCGGATGATGCTGACCTGATCTCCGTTTCGTCGGCGATCGAGTCTGCGACCGTTTCGCGAATCCTGGCTATAACTTCGAGCGAAGCGGATATTCTGAGCTCGGCGGTTGAAACCGATTTGGCTACCAAACTGAAGGCCGCAAAATACAGCCGGACCTATATCCAGTATTCATCTACCAGTCCCTATGCTGCATTGTCAGCGTTTGGACGTGCGTTTACGGTCAACTTCACCGGCAGCAATACCACTATCACCCTGAAGTTCAAGCAACTGCCTGGCATCACCTACGAAACCATCGGTACATCACAGGCGAATGCTCTGGAAGCGAAGAACTGTAACGTTTACGTGTACTACGAAAACGATACAGCCATCCTTGAACAGGGTGTGATGTGTAACGGCGATTTCTTCGATGAGCGTCACGGGCTCGACTGGCTGCAGAACGCAGTACAGACAGCCGACTACAACACGCTTTACACCAGCACCACGAAGATCCCACAGACCGATGCTGGTACAACGACCCGAATCGCCAACATCGAAAAAGTGCTGGATGTGGCCGACAAAAGCGGTCTGTTTGCACCAGGTATCTGGACTGGCGGACCAATGGGGCAACTCGGAACTGGCGACACCCTGACCAAAGGGTATTACACCTGGGCGGATACTGTGGACAACCAGCTGCAGACCGATCGTGAAGCGCGTAAAGGCGTACCGATTCAGGTGGCCGCGAAACTGGCCGGGGCCGTTCATTACGGCGATGTAGCAATTACCGTGGTTCGTTAAGGAGAATCGAATGGGTGCTTACTCTTTTCTTGATATTTCGGCTTCTCTTTCCGGGCCGACAGGTTCATTAGATCTTGGGGCTGGTTCTGCCAACTCCGAAGAGGGGATCACGGTCACGATGACCGAGGCAAAGAACACGATGACTATCGGTTCTGACGGTGAAGTGATGCACAGCCTCCACGGCGGCAATAGTGGCGTTATTACCGTCACCCTGCTTAAAACATCTCCTCTGAACAAAAAACTTTCCATCATGTACAACGCGCAGCGCATGTCGTCAGCGCTGTGGGGAAATAACGTGATCGTCGTGCGTAACAGGGTGTCCGGTGATATCGGTACGGCGCGCTCCTGTGCTTTCCAGAAACAGCCTGACTGGAATAACCCGAAGGTAGCCGGAACGGTCGCCTGGGTATTTGATTGCGGCAAGATTGACGAAGTTCTCGGGGAGTTCTAACAGATGGAATGCAATATTAATGGCGTGGAATACCGCGCCGCAAAACTCAACGTGTTTGATCAGCTCAAGGTTACACGCAAACTACTGCCGCTTCTCGCAGGGATGATGACTGACTTCGGGAGCATTCGCTCCCTGCTGCCAGCAGACGGTAAGGTTGACTCCAAAAAATTTGATGAGCTTAAGCCAGTATTTGAAACGTTGCTGCCGCGTATCGCTGACGAACTGGCCTCGATGAAAGAGGAAGACACCAACTCGATAATTCATCCTTGCCTGTCGGTTGTGGCCCGAAAAAACGGGACGGTCTGGACGCCTGTTTTCAACAGCGGTGAGTTGATGTTTGATGACATCAATCTCCTGATCATGCTGCAGCTGGTGGCGCGGGTGGTCGCCGATTCGCTGGGAAATTTTTTGCCCGTGAGCCTTACCAGCGAGACGCCGGACCAGACTCAGGGTTAACCCTCAACAGCCTGCCTGACGGGCTGTCTTATCTCCTTGACCCGGTTGACGCCGGGTTAATCCCTTATTACGCGCTGAAGGATGGATCAGTCGATCTGTGCGATATCGCGCTGATGAATGACCATCTGGCCGTTAAGGCTGACAACCAGCGCAGTATTGAGAAATGGAGAGAGGATAATGAACGCTGAGACTATTAAAGATTTTCTCGTCTCCCTTGGCTTTGATATTGATGAAGCCGGATACGAGAAATTTGAATCTGTTCTTGCTGGCGTCACCGCAAATGCCATAAAAACAGGGCTAGCGGTGGAAGGTGCGGCGCTGTCCGTTGTTGCGTTTACGGCGAAAATTGCCTCCGGTCTGGATAATCTCTACTGGGCATCTCAACGCACCGGCGCGACGGTTCAGGGGATTCAGTCGATTGGCTACGCAGTTTCGCAGGTGGGCGGTAGTGTGGACGCGGCGCGGACTTCGCTGGAAAGCCTCTCCCGGTTTGTGCGTAATAATCCCGGCGCGGAAGGCTTTCTGAACCGCCTGGGCGTACAGACCCGGGACGCCAGCGGGAATATGCGCGATATGGCCGCCATTTTTACGGGCGTCGGCCAGAAGCTCAGCAGCATGCCGTATTACCGGGCTAACCAGTATGCGCAGATGCTGGGCATTGATGAAAATACCCTTATGGCGATGCGCCGGGGTTTAGGGGGATTCTCCGGCCAGTACAGCGGGATGGCAAAGGCCATCGGTTTCAATGCTGACGAGGCGGCCAAAAGCTCCAACAGGTTCATGACCTCCCTGCGCGAGTTCGGCGCGATGGCAGGCTTGGCCCGTGACAAGATCGGCTCTAATCTTGCTGGTGGTCTGGCGGGTTCGCTGGACACGCTGCGCCGCCACATCCTGGATAACTTCCCGCGCATCGAGCAGACCCTGACGAAAGCCATAAAAGGTATTCTGACGCTCGGGGATATCATCGGGCGCCTGTTCTTCAGGCTTATTGAGGGAACATCCAGCCTTATCACCTGGTGGCAATCACTGGACAAGCAAACGCGGGAACTGATCTCGCTGTTTGGCGCACTGACGATTGCGCTGCGCATTCTGAACAGCACGTTTTGGATGTCGCCGATTGGCCTCATTACCGCGCTGGCGGCGGGGATCGCCCTCCTGTGGGAAGACTATCAGACCTGGAAGGAAGGCGGCCAGAGCCTGATTGACTGGGAGAAATGGAAACCGGAGGTCGACGTCGCGCTGAAGATGGTTCGTGACCTGAAAGCGACCGTTAACGACCTGGCGAAAGCACTGGCGAAACTGCTCAACATTGACCCCAAATCGTGGTCCCTGAAATGGGATTTCAGCAATTTCATCGACCAGATGGGGGAGTTCAGCAAAATGCTGAACATGATCGCCGACCTGCTCAATGCCATTAAAGACGGTCGCTGGGCCGATGCCGCCAGCATCGGCAAACAGATGCTTAATCAGGGCAGCGAAAATTCGTCAGCGATGCCAATGGTAACAGACAGCGCCAACGGTGCCGCCGACTGGATTAAAGAGCACTGGGGATTCGATCCCCGCAGCGTAGGCCGAACGGTTCGCGGCTGGTTTGGGGGTGATGACCCTGAACAACACGGACAGTCAGTTAAGCGGCCACAACCAACAAAAGCTGGCGCTGAGCTGCTGGGATGGATGCAGCCGATGCTAACCAATCTGGAACACCTATACAGGCTTCCGGAAGGTTTATTGCGCAGTGTGGCCATAACTGAATCAGGCGGGAATCAGTTTGCAGTTTCCGGCGCCGGCGCTAAAGGCCTGTTTCAGTTTATGGACGGCACTGCACGAGATATGGGGCTGCGCGGGAATGATGTTTTCGATCCGGAGAAGGCTGCGCAGGCTGCAGCAAAATATCTTTCACAGTTGCTGCGGGCGAATGGCGGTGACCTGAGCAAGGCGCTGGCGTCATATAACTGGGGGATCGGGAATGTACAGAAACACGGGATGGCCCTTATGCCTCAGGAAACCCGCAACTACATTCCGAAGGTGTTAAGCAACATGCCCGCCCCCGGAGCTCAGGTCCAGCAACAGAACACCTATCACATTTACGGTGGTGGTGATCCGCACTCCGTGGGGAATCAGGTAGAACGTCGGCAGCAGTCTGCAAATGCCCAGCTCATGCGCGGCAATCAAACGAAGGTGGGTTAATGGATATTCTCTCTACTCTCTTTCATCAGCAGTCCAGGAGAATTGGGGTGCTTATCCCCAGTGTGGTTGTTTCAGAGAAGCACACCGACACGCTAGAGATAACAGAGCACCCTGTCGAGGTCGGTGCCGCCATCGCTGACCATGCCTACAAAAAACCGTCTGAAGTGGTGATGGAGGTCGGTTTCGCTGGTGGCGGATCGTTGCTGGATTTTGCCAGTAACCTGACGGCCACCAGCTTACTGGGTCTGAGTCCTCAGCAGACGTATCAGGAGATACTCGACTTGCAGGAAAGCCGTATTCCCTTCGATGTGGTGACCGGCAAAAGGCTGTATAGCAACATGCTGATCCGCGCACTGGAGGTGACGACCGACAGGACGACCGAAAATGTCTTGTCCGCCGTCCTCACCCTGAGGGAGGTTCTCATCTCGCAGACGCAGCAGGTAACCGTCGCGGATAAAACCGACATGAAGGACGGGGCCAGCACGTCGCCAGTCCTCAATACCGGAACCAAAACAACTAAACCGCCCAACACTTCTTTATTGCAGAGTGGTGCGGCTTTTCTGGGGCTGGGTTAATGACTATTCAGGAAATTCCGCTGACCGCGGATAACCAGCAGTTCAGCATCATCCTGGCGGGTATCACGTGGCGGATTCGCATCATCTGGCGTGACCTGTACTGGATCATGGACCTGCAGAACGACAGGGGGGAGCCGGTAATCTCCGGCATTCCTTTGGTCACTGGCGTCGACCTGCTGGCACAGTATGCATACATGGGACTGAGTTTTAAGCTGGTGGTGATGTGTGACGACAGTACACAGGATTATCCGACGAAAACCGACCTGGGCGGTCGCAGTCATTTACTGGTATTAACGGAGTAAGCATGTCACAGAACTGGATGAGGCATTTCGAGCTGCAGCTCGTGGGCGAAAACGGACAGGGTATTCAACTCAGCGATTTTAAAGTGACCTTTACGATCGACTGGTTCAACATCAGCAGCGCGTCCCGGGTGGGAACGTTCAAAATCTACAACCTGTCAGCTGATACGGTGAACCGCATCACCGGCCAGGAGTTTTCGAAAGTGCGGCTGATGGCCGGTTACGACGGTATCGCGCCGGAGGTGGCGGCCAGCGATGTCGGCATTGCGCGGGAAGTCGACGCCGACACGGTGGGCCAGAGCGACGGGCGCAACTACGGACTGATTTTTAGTGGGGAAATTCGCTACTCGGTCACAGGAAAAGACAGTCCCATTGACTCCTACGTCCTGATTCAGGCCGCCGATACGGATCTGGCATTTGCCACCAGCATTACCAATCAGACGCTGGCAGCGGGTTACACGACAGAAGATATGTTCAGGCTGTTGATGAAGGACTTCGAAGCCAAAGGCGCGACCGTTGGTCGCACTCCGGTATTCCCCCCGACTGTTTTCCCGCGCGGACGTGCGCTGTTTGGCATGACACGGCATCTTATGGATAACGTTGCTGCTCAGTGCGGCGCCACCTGGCAGTTCGTGGATGGTCAGCTTAATATGCTGCCCGAAGGTGAATACATGCACGACGCGATTGTGCTCAACAGCGCCACCGGGCTGATCGGCATGCCTCAGCAGACCATCGGTAATGGCGTTAACGTCCGCGCGCTGATTAACCCGAACATCCGGGTTAACGGGCTAATTCAACTGGATCAGGCTTCGGTGTACCGTACTGCATTGTCGAACAACGATATTGCTATGGCTGGTGGCCGCATCACCGACCAGAACACTGACGGCAATATCACACTCAGCGGCACCACGGCGCAGCCTGCCAGCATCGCAACGGATGGCGTTTATGTTGTGAAAGGCATTATGTATACTGGTGATACAAGGGGCCAGGCGTGGTACATGGACATGATGTGCGAAGCGCGTGGCGCGGCGGATCTTGTTTCCTCATCAGCGAGGGAAAGAGGGCTTCAATGAAACGGTTCTGTTTGGCGTTAGCAATGATGGTTACTGCACCGGCGATGGCTGCAATTCAGTGCGGCAATTACACAATGACCGGTGACGGAATGACTGTTATTAACGGTGAGACTGTCACATCTCAGAAAATCAAATTTCTGGGAAAAGATGGTGATTACTCAAACATGAAAATGGACATGGGCCTGATGCCTTCCCGTGATGGCAACAATTACGGCTTTGAGTTTGTGAAGCGTAACGGAAAAGCTTTCCTTAACGTCCAACTGCTGCAGAACAGCATGGACGCGCCGAGGATCATTGGATCCTTCCCGTGTAAGAAAGTGCCTGATTAAGCCATAAGTTTTGCAGACTTATGTACATAAGGCCAGGTTGATGCTGTCTACGAGGTAAGCTAGCATTTGAAAAAGGGAGATTTACCATATGCCAGCAGCTTCACCTCAACTAATAACTGATCAGCTTTTTGAGAAACTTTCGCCTTCGATTGAAAAAGGGGAGAATCTTTTAGGCGAATTTGAACTCTTCAGTATTATTCGCGATGCCAAAAAAATTCCTGTAGAAGATGAATCTTTAGCGATTCAGGGGTTGGCATGGATTGTACTTGGAGATATTACAAAAGGTAGTGATCTTTGTGAGGCCGCTATCTCAATAAATCCCTCTGAAAGCGCTTTATGGGGAAATTACGCAATCGCAGTCGGACAAAAGGGCAACCATGCGTTGCAGCGAAATATTTTAAAGCGTAGCGTTGTAATCCGAAACCCATCATTATTAGTTTTCAATTTTATAGTTTCTTCGTTCTGGGCTGATTATAATGAAATGGCTAGAGTGGTTGGGCTTTTTCAGAGTCTTGGGACTGTAGAATTAACTGAAAAACAACAAGGGGATTATATGAGTGCGGAAGCTATCTATAATACCTTAGGTAAACTCCCGGAAAATGAGCGTGAAGATTTATCAAAAATGGCAAATCTTGCGATGGACATAATGATGGGGCATAACTTAAGCGCTAAAAACTCAGGTCAGTATGTTGCTCCAGACGGAATGTTGTCATTCAACTATGACTTATTCAATGCATCACCTGATTTTATAGTCATGTTGAACGATGAGCTTGCTACTAAGATAGTTGAGCATGAGCTGCACAATGCAAAAGCAATAGTTCTTTTTACTCCGGGGGATTGAAATGCCCATAGATAGCATTGAGTTTGTAACGATTGCCCAGGATAATCTGGATAGGGATTCTGGTGAAATAGGGTGTAGAACTGCTGTTAGCCGTGCTTACTATGGTATGTATCATTCTTGCTTAGAGTTGACGGGGCCCGTGCCGAGACAGCACCCGCTGAACGGAGTATTCAAGGGGGGAACTCACTCACGTCTTGCTCAGTACATGACAGAGTGTGCAGAATTGATTTCTCCAGTTAATAATATGGAAATACGCAAGCTTGGAGTTAAACTTAAGATGTATCATAAATATCGTTGTGATGCTGACTATGAGTTAAATAAAACTGTGACACGTAAATCAGCCGAGATAATTATCTCTGAAACGAAAAATTTAATTAAACTCGTGAGTACGGTAAAATCCTCAGCAGCTTAATTCTATTGAATCAAAATAAACCCGCCACTAGGCGGGTTTTTGCTTTCTGGAGCCTACTAAATGGCAGTATCTAACCAGACCCGCAGTGGCGACCTTGCCGAAACATTCAAATCTGAGCGGGAAACAACAAAGAACCAAGTCCGTGTCGCGTTACCTGGCATCATTCAGTCATTCGACCCTGACGCGGTTACGGCGGTTGTGCAGCCTGCTGTCCGTTCGGTTGAAACTGATAACGACGGCAACCGCATCACGAATAATTACCCGCTGCTGGTGGATGTGCCGGTGGTGTTTCCGCGCGGCGGCGGCTGCACCTTAACTTTTCCGGTGAAAGCAGGCGACGAATGCCTGGTGATTTTTGCCGATCGCTGCATAGATTTCTGGTGGCAGAGCGGCGGGGTTCAGGAGCCCGTCGACGACCGGGTGCATGATTTTTCGGATGCATTCTGTATTGTCGGGCCGCAGTCACAGGCGCAGAAAATCAGCGGAATCAGCACCAGCGCCGCGCAATTGCGTACCGATGATGGGGCTGCTTTTGTGGAAGTGGCCGCAGGCCATAACGTTACTGTTAAAACCCCCGGCGCGCTGACGGCTACTGCAGAAGGCGGAACCACGATCACATCACCCATCATTACGCTAAACGGTGACGTAACCATTAACGGCAATCTGTCGCAGGGGATGGGTGAGGGCGGCGGTAGCGCAACGATGCTTGGTCCTGTCACGGTGACAAACGATGTAACGGCTGGCGGTAAGAGCCTGATGACGCATACCCACGGCGGGGTACAGACTGGCGGTGGTAATACAGGAGCGCCTAACTAATGCGGTACAGACGTGAAGACGGCGAAGGTGATTACACTTTTGGTGGTGGCGATGATACCTGGCTGATTAACTCGCCAGAAGCTGTCGCGCAGGCGGTAAAAACACGATTCGCATTGTGGTACGGGCAGTGGTTCCTCGATAAGACAGAGGGAACACCGTGGATTCAGTCTGTGCTCGGTAAGCAAAAGCCGGAAACCTACAATCTGGCGATCCGCAAGCGCATCCTCGAAACGCGGGGCGTGAAATCCATCCTCTCTTTCAATACCACAGTGAACACGACGACGCGCCGCGTCCAGTTCTTCGCTGAAATCGACACTATCTACGGAACAACGACAGTAACCAGCGAGGCATAAATGGCCCTCAATTTGGACACACTCGGCTTATCGGCAACGGTAACCGCTGAGGGGATCAGTGCGCCTGATTACCAGACGATACTCGATACCCTGACGAGCTATTTCCAGCAGATTTATGGTAGTGACGCTTATCTGGAGCCGGACAGCAAAGACGGCCAGATGGTGGCGCTGGTGGCGCTTGCTATTCACGATGCCAATAACACAGCCATTTCCGTCTATAACTGCTTTTCACCTGTTACCGGGTACGGCGCAGCGCTGACCAGTAACGTAAAAATTAACGGTATCGCGCGCAAAGGTGCAACGAACTCTACCGTGGATTTACTGCTCACTGGCACCGCAGGAACAGCCATTACGAACGGCACAGTGAAAGACACCAATAACGTGATCTGGCGTCTTCCGGCTTCAGTGGTGATTGGTGTTGATGGCACCGTGACGGCAACTGCAATCTGTTCCAAAAGCGGAGCGGTTGCAGCTCCTGCCGGGACGATTACCACTATCAATACACCGACCCGTGGCTGGACGTCAGTAACCAACCCGGCAGCGGCCGCCGTTGGCGCACCTGCAGAAACGGACGCAGAACTGCGCATCAGGCAGGGGCAGAGTGTCGCGATACCATCCATCACACCATTTGAAGGTGTGGACGGGGCGATCGCTAATATTGCTGGTGTGACGCGCCACAAGCTCTATGAAAATGATACAGGAAAGACTGACGGTAACGGGCTTCCTCCGCATTCCATCTCGGCCATTGTTGATGGTGGTGATGTGACCGAAATAGCCAGAACCATCCGGGGAAATAAAGGGCAGGGGGTCCGGACCTGGGGAAAAACATCCGTAACCGTACCGGATAAATATGGTAATCCCCACATAATCAGTTTTTCGCGACCAACTGATGTCCCTGTTTACGGAAAAATTACCTTAAAAGTTTTTGCCGGGTACACCTCTCAGATAGGTGTGCAGATTCAGCAGGCTGTTGCGGATTACATTAACAGACTGATGATTGGTGACCAGGTACTGCTGAGCCGGATTTATTCTCCTGCTAACCTTGGGGTCGTCAGTGGTGGAAATGCGCGCTATTACGATATTCAGGAGTTGCTGATCGGCAAATCTCCGGAAGCTGTTGCTGCGGCGAATATTAATATTGCTTACGACGAATCTGCCTCCTGTAAGCCGGAAAATATCATTATTACGGTGGCAGCATGAGCAAATATACGGACTTAATTACTAACTATCATGCGACAAAACCTAAATTCGTTGAACACATCGATTTAGTGACCAGGCCGTTAGCTGAAACCTCAGTCGCAATAAATGGGCTAATAAACGCTTTTGATATTGATCATGCGACAGGAATACAACTCGATATTCTCGGCCAATGGATAGGGTTAAGCCGGATTGTAAGCCAGCCAATAAGCGGTGTCTATTTCAGCTGGGACACTGACGGACTCGGATATGACCAGGGCGTCTGGCAGGGGCCATATGATCCGGATTCGGGTTATACCTCGCTGAGCGATGAAACCTATCGCATCGTTCTAAAAACGAAGATAGCAATTAACAACTGGGACGGAAGAAACGACTCTCTGCCTCCCATTCTTGACGCTGCACTGGACGGGTCCGGTCTGAAGATGCAGATCGTCGATAACCAGGATATGACCATAGGTATCTGGGTTTTTCCTGAAACAGATATTTCATCGGTCTCTCTCGAACTTATTGCTGCGATACGACAAGGGTATCTGACGGTAAAGGCCGCTGGTGTATGGGGCGGAAGTATTGAAATTCCTTCGGTGGAAACGCCTTCTGAAGGAAACAGGTTTTTTGGGTTTGATATGGATAACGAATATATCAGCGGGTTTGATGCCGGTTCATGGGGGACATTACTCTGATGGCTAAAAATGATTTTAAACCGTTTGCGACGGGTAAGGGTGCTAATGTTACATCACAGCCTGACTGGGAAGCGCTGCCGGCGCTCCTGTCTGGTTTTACTGCGGGAAAGGCATCAAGCGCACAGGTAAATAAAGCGCTGCGTCAGGCGAGCTTCATCGCTGCAGCACTGGCACAGTACACAGCCAGTAAGAGCGGACAGGATGTACTCGATGATGGTGACCTGAGCGGCTTTATCGCCAAAATGTCCGCTGCGTTCGGTAAGGATTTTCAGACTCTTGATGCCACGCTGACGGCGCTCGCTGGTCTGGCTACTGGTGCAGATAAACTTCCGTATTTCACGGGGAATGATACCGCCGGACAGACCGATCTTACTTCTGTTGGGCGCGACATCATCGGAAAAGCCAGTATTGCGGATATTCTCACATACCTCGGTTTGGGAGAAACAGCAAAGCAAGCTGCTGGTGCCATGCAAAAATCGCAGAATGGCGGCGATATTCCGGACAAAAAACAATTTGCGAGAACTATCGGCGCGGTAACGTCGACTACCATTACACTTGGTGAATCAGGCTGGTTCAAAATCGCCACGGTTGTAATGCCGCAGTCTACATCAACTGCGGTGATTAAACTGTACGGTGGGGCGGGGTATAACGTCGGCGCGTTTGAAACGGCGGCTATCAGTGAACTGGTGCTGCGTTCCGGTAATGGCTCTCCTGCAGGAATTATTGCCACATTATGGAAACGCTCACCTAACGGTGTTCTTGAGTGTGCCTGGACTAACACATCAGGAGACACTTACGATATTTATATTAATATCGGCCAGTATGCGTACTGGTTAATTGCGCAATATGATTACACCGGTAATGCAAATGTCACGCTGCACAATACACCTGAATATTCATCAGTCCAGCCGGGGAACTCAACCAGCGGTCAGACATATACACTGTTTAATAGCCTGATGAAACCCACTCCCGAAGATGTCGGAGCGCTGTCAGTTAATGGAGGGAGGCTAAACGGTCCGTTAGGAATTGGTACTGACAATGTGCTTGGTGGTAATTCGATTGTGTTCGGCGATAACGACACAGGAATTAAACAGAACGGTGACGGGATACTGGATACGTTTGCGAATAGCCAGCACACCGTTCGTGTCGCTCCCGGTGAAATGCAGGTTCTGGGAGCCATTCGCGCAGGCAATGCCAAACGAATGACCATGACCAGCTCAAATAACTCCGCGCTGAATGCTCAATTTCATTTGTGGGGTGACGAAAATCGACCAACGGTTATTGAGCTGGATGACGACCAGGGATGGCATTTATACAGCCAGCGAAATACCGATGGCAGTATTCAGTTTGTTGTTAATGGACAAGTTATTCCGGATAATTACGGTAATTTCGACGCCCGTTATTTAACATCAGGAAACGTATATACAAAAGTCGAATCAGATAATCGTTATGTCCAGAATATCCAGCGCGGTGCTCCTGTATGGCCTGGCAAAGTAGATGAATATGGACCAGCAGAAGCGCCTGCTGGTTGCTTTTTAACACAGGCCAGACATGACCCAACAACAGCATACGGTGTGACATTTGCGTATAGACCACTACAAATGTGGGTGGGTAATGGCTGGCGTACAATTAATGGATAATTTAGGTGAATATAATGGAATTAAAAAACGTAACCAGATACATTCCTGATGAC